GACCGTGAGAACTTGCTGGTGTCTCTGTGACGTATTGCATTCAGCAGTTTGCGTTGAAGATTTTCTGCTTGTTCGGCGGAAAATTCACTGTCAATTTGTTCCAGCAAACGAATGGCTGTTTCTATTAGGTTGCTGGCGCGAGTTTCTATGATGGCTCTGCGATCACGTTCTATGTACAAACTGTCCAGTTCTTCTAATATGCTTTTAGTTTTCTTTTGCATTTGCTCAAGGGCCTTTGGATTATTTAGTGGAAACGTCATTGCAATAAATATCTAATACAAGGAACCAGTATGACTAGTCAGATCAATCCCAACGATATAAACGGTGATTACCCCGTGGCAGGTGTCAGTAATAACACGCAGGGCATGCGTGACAATTTTACTAACATCAAGACAAATTTTCAATATGCAGAGGATGAAATAAATGATCTGCAGTCAAAAGGTGTGTTCAAAGCAGCGTTAACTGGCACAACTTTGGACAACAACATGGCCAACAACGTGATCTACAATGCACAGGTGCGTGGCATAGCAGGCACAGTGGTTACCATTGCAGCCACTTCGGGCACTGTGAACATAGACTGCAATGCTGGTCCTTATCAAACTATTGCAATAACTGGCAACATTACTCTAGCATTTGACAGCGCAACTTGGCCACCTTCGGGCACATTTGGCATGATACGATTGCGAATCACTGTAGACGCCGCAGGACGTACCATGACCTTGCCTGCCAGCGTATCGCAGGGCACAAATACCATACAAGGACTTGCATCCAGTGTACTGACATTTGCCACTGCTGGCACATTTGAATTTGGATTTAGCACTATCAATGCTGGTACCACCATTGTCATGTATGATTTTGTTAGACCGTTGGATTATTACACTGACACAGTGACCATTGCAAACACTGCTGTCAGCACCAATGCAGGCACAGGTGCGCTGATTGTGGCTGGAGGTGTGGGCGTTAGTGGCAATCTGTATGTGACCGGCGATATTGTGGGCAACATTGTGGTCAGTGGTTCTACATTTGTTGGCAATGTCACTGCTGGCAATTTACTCACTGGCGGACTAGTCAGTGCCACGGGCAACGTCACTGGTGGCAACATACGTACTGCTGGACTGATCTCAGCAACTGGCAACATCACTGGTGGTAACTTGCTTTCCGCTACATTGAGTTTGAGTGGTAATATTCTCAGTGCTATCAACACCACAGCCAACATCACAACCACAGCCAATATTTCTGTGGGCAATGCGCTGATCAACGGTGTTACTGCTACCACAGGCAACGTTACTGGTGGCAATTTGCGTACCACTGGACAGATGTCAGCCTCGGGTAACGTCACCGGCGGCAATGTCAGTACAGCAGGACTAATCACTGCTGTAGGCAATATCACTGGTGGCAATTTACTATCAACGGCCAATGTCATAGTAACAGGTAATGTCTCTGGAGGGAATATAATTATTTCTGGTGCCAGTATCATAACTGGAGCCAGCACAGCCGCTAGTTATAGTACCACCGGCAATGTCACTGGTGGCAATGTCAACACTGGTGCTCAAGTAGTGGCCACAGGCAACATCACTGGTGGTAACATACTCACTGCAGGTCTTGTGAGTGCGACCGGTAATATCACTGGTGGCAATGTACTAGGCGGAGCCAACGTCAATGCCTCACTGTTTACAGGTACTACCATATCAGTTGCAGCCAACATCACTGGTGGCAATGTATTGAGCAGTGCTGTGATATCTGCTGTGGGCAATGCTAGAATTCTTTCTGGTACTGCTGTACCTGCAGGCGGCACAGCAGGCGCAGGTTACAGAATGTCTAGTGTCACTAATTTTGGTATATTCTTTGGGTCAGGCGCACCCACGTTGAGTGCTGCCCAAGGATCACTGTACATGCGCACAGACGGCAGTGCTACCAGTGATAGAATGTACGTCAACACTGACGGTGCCACAGCGTGGACTCCTGTGATCACAGCGTCTTAATCAACATAGTCATAAAGTCGCATGCTTTTTCCAACTTGTATTTTTTGTATAAATTCAAAATAAGATTTTATGGTTGATTTTAATGGTTCAGGCCATGTGTCTACCACTGAATACGCATGCCTGGTTAAAATGTGATCATATAGAAGATCTCGATTTTTTAGCAAACGATCTAAATGTGTTTGTCTTAACTGTTTGGCTAAATTTAAATCTGATAGGATGTGCAGGTTGTTTTTAAATGCATAAAAGCAACGCTCTGGCAAGGTTGGTAGAAACTGATAACTGTGATCTATTATGTCATCAAATGTATCTAGTCCAACTTGTTTGAGATAGTCAGCATTACCGTAACCGCCAACAAAAATAGGAAAAGTCAATCCCATTATTGCAAAAATAGTTTTTTCAGTAAAGATCGATGCTGTCTGATCTCCGTTGGGCTCACTGATCAACGACACAGCACTTTGATTAAACAACAGTTCGAGATTGTCTGTCCATTGATTGACTATGCAAGACACCTCAGTTGGCCTGTAATTTTTATTGTGTTTAGTATCTAAAGCGATGGGTTTTAATATTTTATGACGGAATTCTTTCAACAACTCAGCGTCATGGACCGGTAACTGGTCAAGCAGAGACCGAATACTACACAATTTTTTATCAGTGTTTAAAACATAATCAAAACAATCAAACCTAAAATATTCCACCAATTTGATTAATATGTATCTGTTTGCATTTAAGTTTTCGTTGACAAAAAAATTAAAACAAAATTTTGTATCCGGTGTTGTGATCAACTCAGACTGATCAAATTTTTCAAATTTTTCAAACGAAAATGCTAGACCTCGTAAAGGCACTGAATAAATTTTTATGCCATCTATCTTTATATCTCCGGGTTGATCCATTACAATGTATGCTGGATTCCCATATTTTTCTAGCCAGTTAATTAGTACTGCTGGCTCGATCATTCCTGGTACATAAAATATATCGTCAGGCAAAAACTTATCAATAAACTCAAGTTTGGTATTTTTTGTATTAATTCGCCAATGTGAAACAATTCTAGTCATGATGTTTTAATTTTGCCCAGCAGTTGTTTTAGTTTTGCACTTTGAACATCTGCTGTGATTTTTGGTGCGTCACCACCACTGTCCCACGGAGGGCTGTTTGTGTCATTACTAGCCGGGCTAACTTGGCTGCGGGCTTTGATTGAGTCCATGATGGATGCAGATGGCTTCTTTGAATAAGTATCTCCATCTTCTCCGCCTTCGTCAGTAATGCGCATTGTTTCAATGTTGTACTCCAAATCAATTTTTTGACCAACGCCGGTCGAGCTTCGAGACTTCATACACTGTATCTGATACTTGCCACGCTCTTTCATGGCACGTGAAGTAAAGATACCAAACACATTGTCTGCTGTGTTGATTTTAGATATACCACCACTAATATGACTGTGGTCAAACTCAATCTCTTCCACAGCCGATCGATTCAACTGACTTGCAGTTACCATCAACAAGCCCAGTTCTTTGGCCAAGTTACGCAATTCTTCACTCACATACTTGTCTTTGACAAACAAGTCATTGGGACTGACTTTGGCGCTCACCGGCATCAGCAAGTCCAAGTAGTCGATCATGATAAAGTCTACTTTGTGCCCTGTTTTGATTTGATATTCTTTCAAGAACGCACGTATGTCATTGATGTTGCTTTGTGCTGGCAGTGCTTTGACTTGATAGCTACCAGCCTTGCGCCCAATCATTTTGATCTTGATTGCTGCCGCATCTTTGTCCTTGCGGATATCTTTTGTGCTCATGTCTGTGAGCATGGCTGCTGTACGCAAGCCTGTGAGTTCTTCACTCAATTCCAAGGTGATGTACACACCATGCAAGCCCTGTTGCACCCAATTCAAGGCAATGTTCATCATCACAAGCGACTTGCCTGATCCTGATCCACCTGCAAAGATGTTGAGTTCACCACGGCTGAAGCCACCATACAGCAGTCGATCCATTTGCGGCCAGCCTGTTGATACTTGTCCACCTGAATTGAAGTATCTGTCCAGCATGCCTTCAGGATCGTACCAGAAGTCCATGCCCAGGTCTTTGGTCAAACTGATCTGTACTGCATCTTTGATTAACTTTTCAACTGGCTCAAAGTCGCCCTTTTCCAGCAAGTCTGCTGACTTCAAAATAGCACGTTCAAGTTCTTGACGCTTGGTAAAACTTTCAAACTCAGTCATGAACCAGTCATAGTGACCTTCGTTCAAGTCCGGCACTGGTTGCAGTTTTACACCTGTGGCGGCTGAGATCTGTGTGCGCTCGGGCAGTGTTTTGTATTTGTCGCTGTGCTCTTTTATGAACTCAGCTGCCGGTCGCAAGCTCTTGTCAAAGTTCTGCGGATTGTAGATGTTTTGCACACGTACATAGCTCTGTGCATCTTCCAACATCATTTCTAAAAATAGCCGTTGAACGTCAACGCTGTAATCTTTTAGCAAAGTTTATCCTTTATACTTGTTGTATATGTAGTTGTCAGCATGGTGTATTTTAAAGATAG